TTACTCGAAGTCCTTACCTACAATTTCTTTAAATTGTACTTTATTAATTTTTTTAAGTTCTACGGCACGTCTACATTGAGTTTCGTTAACACCATGACCAAACCACTTTTTAAGCCATGAGTACATATCATTAATCATACTGGTTCCCCCCTGATTCTAGCATTAAGTTCGTTACTTGATTTACTAGTAATTCTATTTGTTGTTGTTTTTCAGCACTATCTAAAGCTAGTGTTGTTACCATTGATGCAAGTTGTTCTGTTTCTGTAAGCTCCTTTTCTACATATTCTATAACAACCTCTTTGCTTTGCATTAAATCACCATCTTTAGCTGATAGAGTAATCATTTGACTCTTATTCTCATTTATCTTTAAACGATGACCTATCAGCTCTATTTCATTATTATAAATAGGTAATTGTTTCATCACGTCACCATATTGGTCAAGCAATAAAGCTGAATAGTCTAGATATAAATCCTCACCGATAGCTTTTTTTGCTGTCTCAACACCTACAATATTTATCCTACTTGCCTTTGATTCAATTATTTTAAAACCTACTGGATTGAAAGTTTCTTCGACATAACCAACCTCTTTAAAACGTTTAATAGCCATCGGAGAAACTCTTTTAAATGCTAATGTATAAAGTTCATCTTCACTTAATCCTTGTGATTCAGATGATGAAAACTCTATGATTTTATTGATTCCATTTTCATATCCATTTTCTTCTTGTTCCATTCGTATTTCAATACTATGATTTACAATTGATTTAGTCGGTTTTACATGTTCTATAATTTGTATTTTCATCTTTTCTCCTATCATACTCTAACAAATAAAATGGCATTTTGGTATTCACTAACAGGTATTTCCCACTGTTTTAATGTTAAGCTACTATTTAGTTTAGCAATACCATATACGCCATCATGACGCATACAATATATATTTCCATCGTCATCTTGACAACTAGTATATAGAAAACATTTACTAAGACTAGGGGTTATAGTCCTTGTATAATTTCCATTAGATGCATCCACACAATGCCTACTCTCTCCCGTTATTGATCCAAACACTACTTCATTCGAGTATTGCCAATAAGTAATCCTACTATAAAGTGATAAATCACTAATACCTGCTATTTGTTTTCCTATAGTTCCAGAAGCAAAAAACGCCAACCCATTGTCACCTGTACCAAATACGTTATCGTTGTAACACACAACTCTACCGTCAGCGCGAGTCTGTCCAACTAAACCCACATTAAAGGCTACGTTTTCATTGCTTAATAAGGAACATCTACAAAGTGTATTAGAATAACCCGTTTTATAAAAATGGCTATCTGTAAATACCCCATAATTCCTTCCAAAAGTAGGTGTTAAAGCATGTAAAGTTAGATTAGAAGTATTAAGCTGATGCACCTCATTGTCAACTTGAACATATACGTAATTACCAATTACACGCATCGCTCTTACATATTTAGCCGATGGGGGCGTCCAAGTATATATGGTTGAACCATCAGAAGCTATTCTTGCTAATTTATATACGCCTCCAATGAAAATATTACGCTCACTATCAAGCATACTCCATTTTACATTGCTTACATTAGGATTTCCCGATGTAAATAATACTTCACCTGATAATGATATACCTTTTATAACTCCTTTAGCCCCTATTGAAACAATGTAACTTTTTTCCCCTTGGCTCTGCGCCGCTGCTATCAAATCAAACATAATCCACCTCTATTCCAACGACCCAAAAAGGTCAGCGTTCGTCAAACTGTTAAACATAAGAACATTCAAGGCAAATCTATCTTTAATAGAGCGTTTAGAGTCTATAGAATTAAGAGTCATTCCACTAGCTGTTACTGTTGTTACTTTACCAGCTCCAGCTCTAACTAATGCGATTTTACCATTATCAGTTAAATTTTTAGGGACGGTTACGACAATATCAGAAGAGTTAGTGAAACGTAAGACTTTATTCACATGTGTTGAATTTAACGTCACACTTGATGATATTGTGATAACTTTCCCATAATTATTTTGATGAAATACTTCTGACCATGACGTTTCCCATACACCACCTAATTCTCTTCTAGTAAACTCTCTATTGCTTCTAACATCTAATAATTTCTGCTGTACCCAAAATTGGTTTGTATCATGTATTCTAGTAACTAATAAAATAAAATCATTGTTGCCTGCACTATAACCATTAGGTAAATTTGAAAGCATACTATAAAGTCTATATATACCTGGTTCTCTAAAATTATTAGGATTTTTATTTATTTCTCTCTTTGTATGTGCTGTAACATTCAACTTATTAATTCCTTGAACCCCATCTAGCTTGTCCGAATCAGTCGCTTTTGCAGTAACCCCTAGTTTACTAGATGCTAAATTATAAGCACTAACCGCCTTATCATATGCTGTTTTTACACCTTTTAAGGTTGCAAGTATTGATGACGATGCACTCGAAACACTATCTGATTTTTCTAAATTAAACCCACTTTTTTTCGTAATAGTTTTTTCATACACTGTGTCGTGATGATGACTCTTAAGAGAGAAAAGACCTGTTGCCCAATCATAAATCTGAGCAAGTTTATTTTTTTCGACTGTTGTATAGTCTTCTGTACTTAACCCTTTTCCATCAATTTTATCTACTTTCTTGCAGATTTCCGCATCAATAATGTCCATATTAGTATTTTGATCGTCAATATTATAGTAATCAGCACTTTCTGGTTTCTTTAAATTATAATGTGTTGTATTTTTCATTATTGCACCTCATTTCTTAATTCTTGATGAGTATAATTGTTGACCTCACCATGTTTATACTTTTTTAACGACTCATAGGTATTGTAAGTGAATTCATATGTTACACTTAAATGGGCTGGCACAGTTTTTTCAACAGCCTTCATAAAGTCATTGAAGTTTGGTGGTTTACCAAGTGTACTGGTGAACTTTACGACGAAACTAAAATTAGGTATATCTTCAATAAATTCTACTTCGCCGTTTTTAAAACTTAGGGCAATTTCTTTTAATCTTTTACGTGTTAATGTTCCAGAACTTCTCAGCTTAGACATAATGGTGGCTTGTCTTTCATCACTTGTTTGGCCTTCTGGATTTTCTATTGCCAAGAGTTCTTCCCAATCAGATAACCATGCGTCAGCTCGATTAGGCGTAATCTCATCCAGTAAACGACTCATCAAATTATCTATTTTACTTAGTTCTTCATGCTCACTTTTTAATAACTCAGAAAATACATTGGATATTGATAGGTAATTGGGGTATAGCAAAGGATTTTTTATAATCATTTGTGCCTCCTTTTTTATTCCATAATAAAAACAGACCTTTGGTCTGCTTGCTTATAATATTTATCAAATTATATTGTTAAACGACATCAATACTTCGTTTTAAATTAACCCACGATGCATTTTTATCACTAAAATAAATATATACCTTGCCATCGCGACGAATATATATACGATATTCAGATGCAAACTCACTAGACGGCGCCACATACATAAGATCATCTAAATTATTATTCTTGAATAATGAAGATTCAAAAATCACACTCCCATTAACTAAATCCCCATCTCCTCTTATACGTCCTTCAATAAATATTCTATTTTTTAATCTTGAAATTCTTATAGGTTTATTTTTGTCATACAAAACTGCATTATTGAGTAATGTTGGTTCAAACCATCTTATAGGTTCATATAATAAGTCATTTTGCTCATCAACTTTTTTTGCGATTTGATAAATTGTTTCTGAATGGTCAGATAAAACACTTGATAGATCGCTATTATATTTAATATCAACATCAATTTTTCCATTAGTTTCAACAGTCTGATAATCTACATAAATGTTACTTATATCTATTTCATTTTTGTCTACAACAGCTTTTGATATACTAAATCTTAAATAACCATATGCATAAGAGGATTCAATATCACAAAAACATTTAATTGATTCATTCGTATTTTCTAGTTTCGTATATATGTCATTTATTTTTTCAACTTTATACTTAAACATGCTACCTTTACCGCTCGTATAAGGATGATCATCAGTTATATTAAAGTAGTATCTATCACCATTATCTTTAAGCGCAAAAGATGCTTTCTCACCTTTAATTAGGCCATTACTTAAATTGAAAGTCGTTTTTCCATCATATGAAATCAAGGGAATACATTTATCTTTAAGTTGTATTTCAATCGGCCTCGATAACTGATAGGCTATATTTAAATTTTCAACAATTTCATATAACGCGTCATCTGACAAACCCTTTTTGAACTGCAAAACACATAAGTTGTTATAAGTATAAAATGACCTATGCGTCCCTCCAGTTTGTTCACTAAATCCTTCTATATAAATGCTACCATCAATATTTCCAGTTTGTTCAGCTACATCGATAAGCTCGTCTTTATAATTAAAATAAACGTCATCAGCCCCACTTGGTGCTCTATTGATAGTCCATTTACTTCTATCTATATTAGTAAATTTTTCATCTCTACCAACATTTGTATTAGCTATTTTAAAAGTTTCATTATTTATACGAAAAATTTTATCATTAAAACCATTAGGCAATTCAATTAAAGGATCATCAAAGTTTACGAATGATTGTTCATATTCAGTAAATAATTTTTTACCTTTACCTTTTGTAACCATTATGTCAGAATAAGTTGCATAACCAGTTTTGTCATTTTCTCCACCAAAACGACTCAACTCAATAATAAGCTCTCTAAAATTCTCAACATTTACATCCAAAGAAAATTTCCCGAGCTTACCATTTGAAACTGTAGTTAATATTCTTCCATATTCATTTTTTACAACCAAGTAATGAGAATTAGCACCATTATAGCATCCAATTCGATTACCACTAATATTATAGTAACCGTTCGATACCTTAATACAATATGTTGTGCCTACTCGATAATGTCTATTAGAATAAGCTTTTACACTATTATCGTGATGATTCACTTGGACATAATCAGTTTCGGTATCAGGTTTACAAATATCAATTAAATTTTCATGGTTGGCTTCAATAGTTGCCCCTCTTATAGGTACAATCCCTTCAGTATAAGGATATTTATCTAATAATTCTTCACTTGTTAAATGGTCATATTCATTTTTACTAATTTTATTTATCATATAACCAGCTACATGACAGTATTCGCCATTATTTGTTGCATAAGTTGCAACACCAATTGTGTCACCTTTTTTTATATCACTTGGTTTTAATTTTATACCACTTCTAGTCCACTCATTGGAAGTGATAGCATCCGCTACAATAAGTTTACCACCACCATTAGCATGTTTATGCAACTGGGTGACACCACTTAGGGTTCCTCGTTTTGTATAGATTGACACTAGATAATATTGATTTAGATCTGGTAAAATTTCCTCTACTTTTTCAACAAAATTCATCCCGCTATCTATTTTTTTAATTTTCATACTAAACTTGCCAAATGGTTTTTGTTTTGCGTCTAAACTATACTCTCCTTGTTGCACTGATGTTGAAAAAATTTGATTAAAAGAGCCTTTATCACCTAATAAATTTTCAACTAATTTGCCTCTAATCTCAAAATCACATAATCCACCTACTGAATTTGAAATTGCCATTGATCTATTAATGGAATCAAATCCTACTTTCAAATTTTCTTTTTTAGTAATCTTATCTTCTAGTTTACTTGTACGCTTATCACAAATTTTAAATTGTTCATCAATTTTATCAAGATTAGCATTCTCTATATCGCTGCTATAGTATTCATTATCTTGTAACTTATCTAATCCTATAAAATTTGTTTTTGTTGGCATTACCGCCCACCTGCCAAATATGTTAACAAGTCATCCATCTGTTCATGTGTCATCAACACTTTTTGTTTTGGCACTGTTTCTAAATACTTAGATGCAGCCTCAGTATCCTCTACCCATTCTCCATTAGTGAATTTCGGAGAAACACCTGGATAAATCGCCATGTTAGCAGGCGGTTTAACATCAGTTAAATTCTCTGGCAATACAGGTTTGTCTAATATTTTTTCTACAATAGCCTCTTCACCATCAACTGTTTCTTTTTCCTCAATAACTTTAATTAACACATCCTCAATTGATTCAACCAGTTTGTCACATTTAAAAGTTTTATTTTCGTTTAATTCATAAATTAATTGCATATTATTTTCCTACCTTTCATGTATAAATCTTATTCCTGTTAATGAAATAAATTCGCCAGATCCACCTCTTACTTGTACTGAGCCATTTGCAAATATTACTACTTCCGCAAATCTATAATTCGATGAAATTGCAAAAGTTTCATTTTTTTGTGGCCTAAAACCTATTGGTAATGTAAATAGCTCTCCTTGAACACCACCTCGAATCGTACCTCTTAAATTCACATAACCATTAAATTCTTTGCAATAGCTTGCGGTATGTTCTGTATCTATGCCAAATGGAACCCAATTATTAATTAAAGTTGGTTCAATCCATTCCAAAGATTTCCCCAGATAATCTAACTCTTTACTATTCAAATCTACTTGATTGCCAATAGCACCAAGACTTGATACATTTGATGAAACAGCACTTGAAATATTTGCGTTATAATTAATTTTAACGTCAGCCAAATTATTCGTTTCGTTTGTCACATAATCTACATAGATTTGATTAATGTTTACATTATTCTCTTTTACAACTTTAGGGGGAATCCACCATCTTTGGTTACCATAAGCACTCTTATCATAATCAAAACTACCTAAATTAAAAATCGATTGTCTACCGTCATTGCTTAGTTCATAAATATCAGTAAAATGCTTTACTTTATGTTTTAGTTTAGTTTCTCCATTTAGGTATTCGACATTAAGAACATAATTTTGAGAGTCGTTTAACAAGGTTGCCTTTTCATTTTCTATCACACCACTCTCTATACACATATTCGTATAATGATTAAATGTATTAAGTGGTTCTATATCATTTAATTCTTCAATTACAGGTTCTTTAAGTTCATAAGAAAATTTTAGATTTTCCCTATCAATTTGCGATCGTGCTTCTTCAATGGTTGTTATCGTTTTAGGGAATGAAAAATATATTCTACCGTCTGGAGAAAGCGAATATATATAACTTAGATAGTTAGAGTTCCATACATGAGAATCTACAACCGCCTCTCTTCTACCTTTCATGAATGAAGCACCATCAATACCACTAGTACCTAATATCATATCTTTAATGAAATTCTTATCAGTATATGCATAGTTAATATTTGATGCACTGGTTTGTAAATCACTGGTAATATCTGCGCCTTTTATTTCTAAAAACTTAGACTCCTTTCCAACATTGGTATAAGAGTATTTAATCGTTTTGCCATTTTGAGATAAAATTTTATCAGCTACTAAGTTGGGGAGTTTAGCTAATTTGTCTTCTATAACTACTTTTGACGATACAGTTGGTTGATAATTATTCTCTGATATCACTCCCTCAACTAAGTTGATGTCAGAAAATTCATACTTAGATTTTATTGTCCCTGCACTATAAATTAGAAGTTTGCATACTTCTTTTTCTACCAATAGACTACCCTTATTAAAATATCTCTGTGTTGAGTATGTTCCATCACAGTAGAAATATAGCCAGTAAGGTGTAATACTTTCACCCTCTAGTTTTTTATAATTGCAAAAAATCGTATAAGATTTTCCAATTTCTAAACTTAAATGACTTTTATCTATCTGCGAATAATATCTTCCATCATAGATGAAGCCAGATTTGGTTTCAGTTATTTTACCATCGTAAGGTCGAACTGCAGATTTTAAGAATAAATTTCTACTTTTGTTATGAATAGAAACGTTAGACAAGGGTTTTAAACCTTCAAAGTATCCTCCATCTATATATTTTTTCTTTAGTTGTTTTGGAGTAAGATTATTATCTTCAGCTAATAATTTGAATGCCATAAGACCTACTCGTCCATCAATTTCCATGATTTTATCTGTAGCATCATCAAACCTAGCAACAGGAATTAATAATCCACTACTATTACGAGATATAGTGACTTTACCGAAAATTTCATACCATCTATCTTTAATAGGATTATCGATACTAATGACTTGATGCAGTCCGTGAACATCCTCACTATATAACCCCAGATCAAATCTTTTACAATTTTCTTCTCTCGTCTTAAGCCTAGCGAAAATAAATATATTATCATTTTCCCTATATTCACCTGCTTTTAATTTAACAGCAGTGTATGTTCCACCAGTGCCTCTAGCACTTAAAATTTTATTTGAAAGACCAATCGTTGAAGATAATCCTTCTATTTCGTTTAAATCATTATCAAAGTTGCCGTTATGAATCAATTGTTCAGATAAACTCCCAGTGATTTCATATTGGCAACTTCCAGCAACAGAATCATCAACTGATTGTATTCTCTTCTGTGGTGTTAAATGTGTAGATAGCTCTTCTTTTTGATTTACTTTATCTTCAAGAATTCTTGTACGCTTTTCATTTGACTTTAGCTCTTCATCAATCTTATCTAAATTATTATTTTCAATATCACTGCTATAATATTCGTTCTCTTGAAGCTTATCTAAATTTAGATATTCTGTTTTTATAGACATAACTTCCCCCTAAGTAATTTCAACTACTCGTAAATCCCCACGTAGATAGTTATTAAGTGTACCCCTAGTAAATCCCTCTAGGTATCCTCTTGTGTTGTAAGTGAACTCATAAACAACTTCTAAATGTGCAGGCTTCGTTTCAGCCATAGCAGTCTTAAAATCATAAAAGTTAGACGGTATGCCTTTTTCACCAACAAACTTTAATGTGATTTGACACTTTTCGTGATCTTCTTTAATTTCTACTTCACCATTATTGAAACTAAGTGCAATTTCTTTTAAGCGTTTATGTGTTAAAGTACCTGAACTTCTTAATTTTGAGACAATAGTTGATTGCCTTTCATCTTCTGTTTGTGCTTCTGAATTCTCTATTTCTAAAAGCTGTTCCCAATCGGATAACCATTTACTCGTACAGTTTGGGGTGATTTCGTTTAATAACCCATTCATCAACTCATCTAATGCCGTGAGTTCATCCGTTTCACTTTTTAATACTTGTGAAAATAGGTTAGCGACAGATAGGTAGTTAGGATATAATAGTTTGTTTTCTATAATCATTTTGCCTCCTCTTTCAAAATTTTCATGTATGAGTGATTTTTTGCAATAAAAAAACAAGCATTTGCTTGCTTTGACTAAATATTATGCACTTTCATTATTTCTTTTAACTTATTAACACATATCATCGTAAATTTTTTATTTTTTACTCGACCTTCATTGATTTTAACCCATTTATCTCCTGTAAATTTAGGTGAAACGCCTGATGCTATATATAAATCACTAGGAGGCTTGATGCTGGTTAAACCCTCTGGTAATACTAAACCTTCTTTTGTTTCCATCCCTACTTCTCTGATATCATTTACCAGTTGAGTGCCAGAGAAAATATGGTTGTCATCATACATGTATATTTCAACCAATTGTTTAATCATCTGAATCACCTATTCCATAAGCAATTTGATTTAAGGTGATTTCTTTAGGAGAACCACCTTTGTAAAAAAGTTTTACATCACCAGAACTTGTTATTTGAATACTAGCAGTTATCTCCAGTGCATTTGTAGATACAATAAAAGATACATCTGTTTTAGGAGCATAGGTTTTTCCTATAGTCATTATAGTTGCTCCAGAAGTTACTTTATCTGTAGTGATTTTTCCCTCCATGTACAAACGATTCTTTTCAATACTTATCTTATGCTTATAGGAAGCTATTTCTTTTGCTTTATTTTGTAAAAGTGGGGAAAATTCTACTACTGAATTTATTTTATTCGTTAAATAATCTATTTGTTCTCCTAGTCTATTGATAGACGTTGAATTACTCGAAATGGTATCAGATAAATTTGAATTATAGGTTAACTTTACTTTTGCTTGATTGTTACTTTCACTGGTTTTATAGGTGACATTCAATGCATATAAGCTACTGATATTTAAGTACTTATTTAATTTATCCTTATTGACAAACCAGCCAACCCCCTTATAAACTTGAGGATGACTATAATCTATATCGCCCAGTTTTTTTATATCAATTAATTCACCATTATCTTTTTCATAATAAACATTCTTGATTTCTAATGCTTGATACTTAAAATCAATATATGCCAGTTTATTATTTATAAAGTAATTTATATCATCAGATTCAACCCTTACCCTTTCATTTTCTATGAGGCCATGCTCCACTTCAAATTCGGTATATTCGTCATAAGAATTAAGAGATTCAAAAACGTTAGTTAGCTCTATTTTTTTAGTTTTATCTAGTTCATACGCAATATTCAATTTATTTCCATAGATGTTTTGAGCAGTATTTAAATCTGGACACAGATGTTTATTCACTACTAAAACTAGATTTTTATTTGTTTTATCGCTGGTTTCTTCTGTATAAAAAGTCCCAATTTTATCACCTGAAATATGTTCTTCAAAGCCTTCAACAACCACTGATTTATCTAAGCCATTTGTTTGTTTTTTAAAACTATTAAACTGTGTATAAGGAAAATAGACATGATTATAATCTGATGGATTTGTATTAATACCAATGGTAGTCTTATTAGGTTGTACGAATTGCCCCTTATAGCCTATATTTGTAGATGTATACTTTACTATTTTTCCTCTTTCACACACAATCCTATCAACTGTGCCATTAGGTAATTTTGCTAAAGCACGCTCTAAAACTATTTGAGAGGATTGAGCCTTTTCATAATTTGTATCTAATTCTGATAATATAAAATTTTCAATACTTATTTTTCCTACATAATGCGATGCAAATACAATAACATAATCAGTATGTTCTGAAGTTATAAACTCAAATCCTGCATGAGGATTCCCAACAATCTGATTTTTAACGGTGTATATATTATCTTCTCTTAAAATACAATCTAAACTTGGATCTGATGAAATACATTTTATATAATATCTAGTGTTTGACTTTAGTTTAAAAGATTCTGTAAAAATACCTATGCCATAGTCAATTTTATTGTTATAACAAATATAATCTCTGCCAATAGCATCTATAGACATTCCTGAAGCTGCTGTCCACATTTTCCAATCTGGTACTAAATTCTTATTTTTAGATTTAATTGCCACATTTCTACTAGGCTGTAAGCCTTCAAAATATCCACTATCAACATACTTGCACTTAAGTGCTTCTTCTGTTAGCAAGATATCTTCATCAACTAGTTTAATGGCCATCATCTTTGATATTTTTATTTTTTTTCCTGTTGTGGCTTTATCGCCATATTTATATTTTACGAAAAACTCTAGTTTTCCCAATCTATTTGGTGGACAGCTTACCTTTTTATAAATATATTTAGTCACATTTTTATCAGGATTATTTATATAGCGATAGCCATCAACCCATGAATTTCCAGTATCAGAAACTGATAAGCCAACGTAAATTTGGCTACAACTATCATCAAGTGCTTCTACCTCAGCAAAAATAAAATAGTTGTCTCCACTTTCTATATATTCCGAGATAACTTGCTTAACATAACAATTTGAATTATTATTACTCGTAAGTGTTAAACTCCGATTATTTGAAGACATCATACACCCTATACTTGACATATAGGTAGCACCTTGTGCAAAATTTCCATTTTTAACACGTTGATCTCTAAGGCTACCTTCTATTTCTACTGAACAAGCACCAAAAGATGAATTCATAATAGATACTTTTTTCTCTTTAGGCGATAAGTTAATTTTTAATTGGTCTTTACGGTTTATCTTAGACTCAATTTTCAATGCTCTTTCTTCATGTTCTTTTAGTTTTTCATCTATTTTGTCTAAGTTTTGATTTTCAATATCTGTATTATAGTATTCATTTTCTTGTATTTTATTTAATTTCAAAAAATTTGTTTTTACTGGCATATTATCACCTCTATATCTATGCTATTAACCACCTACATAATAACTTACCCCACTAAAACTTACCCAAGTTGAATTTGAATTTGACACTTCAACTTCACCATTTTGATTAATTTTACATCTGGCCATTTTATCACCATAAGTCACAATAGGCATAAATAATGTATTTTTAGGGCGATATTTTTTAGGAAGTTCAAATATCTTTTTATTGTCTTTTCCATCTTTAGCCATACCCATTAAATGAACCATTCCATCGTTTGTTTTTGCGTATTTAATACCACCATGTGGCTCTTCGTATTTTACCCAATCATTTTTTAAGTCAGGTTCTTGCCAAATAAGTTTACCTGTTAGCCTGTCGGTTAATTTATCAACTTGCTCGCCAACTATATTAAGTGCATTTGCATTACTTGATACAACACTAGACATATCAGCATTATATTTAATTTTGGCATTGGCTTGACCATTACTTTCTGAGGTTGTGTAGGTGACATAGATTTGATTGATGTCGATGTTGTTGGATTCGACTACAGTTGTTAATATTCTCCACCGTTGACTGCCATAAGCATCTACATCAGTAGCAATATTTCCCATATTAAAAATACTTTTACCATCAAAGGTAACATCATTAATCGTTTTTACTTTGTGTGATAGCTCTGTGCCTAAAGATAACGAGTTTATGTGCATATAAATTGGGTTAATACCTTTTTTGATGGTAACTCTCTCATCTTCAACCACCCCATCCTCTACACTAAACTGTGTGTAATTATCATATGAGTTGAGTGATTCTGTTTTATTTAATAGGTCTATGGTTTCCGCGGTTTCAAGTTGATATACAATTTTTAAAGTATTGGCTTTAGATTTTGCATCATCAATATCAGAAAACGTATCTTTTGGATACCCTATATATATGGCTTTTTCGTTAGAAGAGAAGAAAGTATCAACAATCCAAAATTTATTTACGGCGTTTACATCTCTCCCGTTAGCTACTTCTGTCAAATTTTCAATTACAACAGAATTATCTAGTATTCCAAATTTACCACCAATGTAATCCAAAGGTAGATTATATCTTAATATTTGTAAACCTTGTTCGTTAAAACTTTTAGATAAAGAACTAACGTTACTTGAAGCTAATTTTAAAAACGAAAAATCACGCCCAACATTAGTATTAACAAACTTAACAGTTTTACCATTTTCTCTAACAATCTTATCAGCTGCACCATTTGGTAATTTAGCTAAAGCATCTTCAAATACTAATTTTGAGGATTTGTGAGATACATATTCAGATAAATCTATGGATTCCTCAGAAATAGTAGCTTTACTAGCATCTGTTCCTTTAGCAAAAGCCAATCTAAGATAAGCAATATTATCCCCTGTATAAACAGTTTTGCTAACACCATTACTATTTGCATAACCACCAATATAGTTCATATTGTGGTCATACCAATCTAATCTGAACCCTTTTTCACCATCATTCATTCGAACTGTATAATTAGTATTACTCTTAACTCGTATAAAATCAGGACATACGCTATTTCCTTGAACCTCAACTATTCTTCCATCACCACTAAGATACTTGTTTTTCAAGATATTAAAAGGTAAAATATTTTTCCCAACAGCTTCAACAGCAACACCACGTAATGGCTGTAAGCCTTCGAAGTATCCACTTGGTAGCTCAGCATCTTCTACAATCATTACATTATCTGCTGTCTTATTATCCTCATTATGAATATAATATGCTAAATACTTGGCACCAACTGGTGCTACAACATCAAATGGATTTGCCTTTTCTCCAATGACTTTACTTCCTGACATAATTAATGTTCCATCAGTTGGTTTTGTATTAAAAAAAGCTACAATATTCCGATTTCCATCAGTTTTACCAAGATAACGTTGCCCCTCTTTAACTGGTATAAGAATTGTAGTTGTATTAGAAGACTTACTCCATTGATTCCCACCATTAATATATGCAATTTTAGCTGTATTTTTATTAGCCAAATTCTTAAGCAAGACCCCTTCAACCTCAAACCCACAAGCCCCACCATATGAATCTGTGACAGACTTAATACTCTTTAAAGGAGAAAGTTCCAATTCTAATGAATCCCTTTTATTAAGTTTTTCCTCTATGGTTGATGTACGCTTTTCATATTCGTTGGCTGTTTGATGGGTTTTGGTTGCTAAATTATCTATCTGTCTCCCCACTGTATTGATGGCATTTGTGTTGCCTAATATAGAACTAGACATATCAGCACTGTATATTATTTTGACATTTCCTTGATTATTGGTTTCAGATGTTTTATAAGTTGCGTAAATGTTGTTGATATTGATACCTTGCTTTTTTACAGCCTCTTCTGGGAAATAGCCACGTAAGTACCCATAGCTATGGGTTGAATTTAGGTTCATTGTAAAGAAATTTAATACACTTCTTTTTGATCCATCAGGTAATAACTCAACCAAATCAATAATATATTTTACCTTATAGTGCCAAGGTGAATATGTTTGAGGAGAGTTTGGATTGACATCATTTGTCCAAAATCCAGTTACACCATTATATTTAATAGGTATATGCTCATCCTTAATAAACCCATCCCGAACACTAAATGCTGTATAGTCATGATAACTATTTAAAAACTCTGTTTTGGATGATAAATCTATATACTGTGGATTTTCCAATTCATAAACTAGAGGAGTGCCTTGTAAATCTTCTTTAACCTCTTCTATATTGGCATATTTATTTTTAGCAACTGTTATTCTCATACTTTTCTTTGGTGTAAAATAGAAGGTATTAATATCATTTTTATTTCCTGACGATTCATTTGAGCTGATCTGCTTAAATTTGCTCATAATAGCATTATCATTAACTGCATTCCCTTGCAAATAATTATCAAATTTTTCACTTGATACAACAATACGGTCTACTAAAGGGTAACTTGTGTCCATATACAGAATATCTGCCTTTTTAAGTTTATAAGTTACTCCATCTTTACCCACATTGGTATAAGCGTATTTAACTGTCTTTTCATTTGCTCTGGAAATTTTATCTCTTACACCATTTGGTAATTTAGCCAAAGCATCTTTAAAACTTACTTTTGAAGATATATGAGGAATATAGAATTTTGGAGCTTCTGTTCCTTCTACTAACATAATGTCATAAATAGTTGGTGTATCACCGGCACTGTCATTAGTAAACCAGTATGACCAATTTCCATTATCGCCTGTATTAAAGGTGAGCTTATTTCCTCTTGATGTCTCGTTGACAGCGTGAAGTGATATGCTGTTAGAAACAGTTATCCTACCACTACCGTCACGAACCTTTGCATAAAGTGTATAATATGTGTTCCTTTTCAATTTAAAATATCCTTGTATAAGCGTATTATAAATTTTATTCTCTAAGGTGAACGATTGAACTGGTATATAGTTTTTTCCAGTCCCTTCAATACATATACCCTGTAATGGTTTCAATCCTTCAAAGTATCCATTATCAACATATTTTACTTTTAGTTGATTTGCTGTTAAATTTAAGTCTTCTGATTGAATTGGAAGACACATAACTTTTTCATAATATATTGATTTATTTGCTATGGGCTTCCCTGCTGCTGAATATCTTGCTACAGGTAAACAAAAACACTCTTTATCGGTATGCTGACTTGCTGTGACAATACCATAAACTTCGTACCATTTATCCGCTACTGGAGATGATTCCGTAGCTATTATTTTATCTCCAATTAAGTTACCACCATCTTTGTATAAACCAATATCGAATCCTGTACACTCTGAATTATCACTTTTCATTTGAGCATAAAGAAAATATTTTTGATTTAAAACAGTTTTAAATGGCTTGTTCCAAGGCATAATATAGGTTGCAGTAGCATTAGGATTACCAGTTATTTTTAACTTTCCACTATCCCAAACCGCTTTTGCATGTGCAGAGATATTGCCTAAATAACCTTCTCCAAGTGACCATCCTTTAATATTATCTTCAAAATCACCATTTTCTATTAGTTGGTCAAGAAGCATGCCTTCAATTTCAAAATCGCATTGACCACCAAAGGTATCTTTTACAGATTGAGCTTGTTGATTTGAGGAAAGGTTTATCTCTAATTTTTCCTTTTTATTGACTGTATCTTCTATAGTTGAAATCTTAAGATCATAGCCTTTAATGCTTTCATCTATTTTATCTAAGTTTTGATTTTCAATATCTGTGCTGTAGTATTCGTTTTCATGTATTTTATTTAATTTTAAAAAGTTTGTTTTTGCTGGCATTTCTTCACCTCTCTTTATTTAGTTCACATTATCATTAAATTTATAAAGTATTTTTACTACTTGGCCCCTACATAAAATGATATTCCATCTAATGAGAACCACACATTACTACCTATATATGGTGTTGCTGCTCCATTAGGTTCATCAACTTTAAACACACCAAATGCACTATTTGATACAACAGAAAAGCTTTTTTCTACATCTTGAATTCTATATTTTTCTGGAAAAATAAATGCAGGTTGGCCAATACTACCACCTTTGATTAAACCTTTGATGTGTATCCACCCCAAAGAATCTTTCGCATAGGCGACTTGAGGCCTTACATTATCATAATTAACCCATCCATTCAATAATGATGGCTCAATCCATTCAAGTGGTTTACCCAATCTATCAACTTCCTTAGTGTTCCTATCTGTCTGCTCGCCAACTATATTAATTGCATTTGCATTACTTGATACAGCACTGGACATATCGGCGTTATACTTGATTTTAACATTGCTTTGACCATTGGCTTCCGAGGTTACATAAGTTACATATATTTTGTTTTCATCAATATTATTATCTTTCAATATTTTTTCTGTAATATACCATCGTTCATCTCCATAGCTTAATGTCCTATTGGGATCAACTGCTCCAAGTTTAGTGATATCCTTACCATTGCTCTTTATACAAAGTATTTTTCTTATCATATACTTAGAGGGTGTTTTTATATAATTTGGGTCAGTCGTATTGAACCAATAATTTGAACCAATTTTTATTAAATTTGCTTTTTCATTTTCAATAACACCATCTTCAACGTTAAACTGTGTATAACCTTCTTGTGAGATTACTGGTTCTAGTTCATCTTTTAAGTCGATAGTTTGAGGTATTTCAAGCTCATAAGCTATTTTAGTGCCTCTAATATAATCTTTTCCATCCTCCAAAGAAACAATAGATTTAGATACAATAAAATCTATTTCAGTTGGTGATATTTTTGTAGAAAAAGAACCTATAGAACTGAGTGAATCCCAATTACTTGTAATCTCTATACTCGATCTGTCATTAACTATTTTCTTTTGAAATCCACCATTAGCAAATCCCTTTAGATTAGCTCTGTGAACTCTTACAAGATTTACGTTATTGCCACTTGTATAAATAGTTACATCAGAATCTTTAACTGTATAGAACTCACCATCACGCCCAACATTGGTATTAGCATACTTAACAGTTTTACCACTTTCTCTAACTATTTTATCGCTTACACCATTTGGCAATTTTACTAATGGGTCGTCTAAAACTATTTTTGAAGATTTATGAGAGTTGTAGTTAACGACTCTATTACTCCCTTCTGTAACCATGTAAGTATCAAGTTGATTGGTTCTAAATGACAATCTTACATATACATCACCTGCTTTTGATTCAAATTTACCCTTCACACCATCTTTATTAGTCGCTTCATTTCTTATAAACTTAAAATTATTATCATAAAAATTTGCATATTGTGACGTTCCATCATTTTGAAAATAAGTTGTATTTTCTTTAATCGCGATAAAATCTGTGGAACTATCAATTCTAGATGACACAAAATTATCGTTAATATTATAATAACCTTTCAAATTTGCTCTATTTTTATCAAATAAATTCTTTCCAACCGCCTCAATAGACACACCACGTAATGGTAATACTCCTTTATAATAACTATCTTTAATATATTTCGACTTTAACTCACTACGAGTAAGATCTTTATCTGAGTCCTCTATTTTGAAACACATTACATAGTCTACTTCTAAAATTTTATCTTTTGCTATAGCAGTAGAGTCATATTTTGAAGTCACATAGCATCCAAATTCTGTTCCATCTTTTCCCACTGTAAAGACATCATATAAATCTATCCAAGTATCTTTTTTAGGTTTAACTTTTGTCACATCCCCAGATAGGGATGAACCATTCCACATAGTAACATACATTTCTTTTGCAACATCGTCCCTTACCCTAGCTTTTGCATAAAGAAAGTATCTTTCACCTATTTTTGTTCTTCTCTTGTATGCACCCCATGTTGTTAAAGTACATGTAGGATAACTACCATCTGCTGTAACAATAGCTTTTCCATCGGAAATTTCAAAAGATTTCGAAGCCTGAGAAGTCCAGTCTTCTTTCCATTTACTAAAATCTCCATTTCTAAATAGTTGTTGAACTAACGCTCCCTCAATCTCAAACCCACAAGCCCCACCAAAAGAATCCGTTACAGATACAACTCTTTTCTCCGGCTTAAGCTCAACAGTTAGTTTGTCTTTTTTATTAATTTTATCTTCTAATGTCCTTGTACGGTCTTCATGGTTTTTTATAGTGGCATCTATCTTATCTAAGTTGCTATTTTCAATATCCCCATTATAATTTTCATGACCTTCTAATTTTTCTAATTTTAAAAAGTTTGTTTTTATAGGCATCTCTATTCCTCTCTTTCTTTTTAGATATCCACGATTTTAAGATCATCCCGTGTATAGTTAGCCAGCTTATTTCGACTGAACTGGCTTAAATAGTTCCTCGTATTATAAGAAAATTCATAAACTACAGTTAAATGAGCAGGTCTCACCCTTCTAATAGTTTCCTTTAAATCTTCGAAATTAGATGGAATACCTTTTTTGCTAACAAATTTAATTGTAATTGTATAATTATCTATATCTTTAGTAACAAGTACCTCACCATTTTTAAAACTTAGGGCTATTTCTTCAATACGTTTTTCAGTCATATCACCAGAACTTCTTAGTTTGGAAATAATACGCGAACGACGTTCTTCAATAGTTTGGTCACTCGTATTATGAATATCAAGCATAACCTCCCAATCACGAACCCAGTTTTGAGTGAGTCCTGGTGTAATTTCATCCATTAAAGAATCAATAAAATTACTGAGAGATTCAACAGCTTGATTTTGTTCACTAAGTAGTGCGTGATAAGTGTTTGATACCTTTAAGTAGGAAGGATACAGTAAATCGCTCATATATAACATTTTATCAACCTACCTTTAGGCATAAGTAAGGGTTTTAAGTGAGCCCTTTTCTGCTTGTCCAAGTTTAATGTTATTACTATTACCATTAATAGTCACAGTTGATACATCATTTACACCATCAACGCCCATAACAACACCTACAATTTTATTCACATAAATTGTAGAATCCGGCTCTACATCTTCAAAATAGGCTTCAATAACAGATTTTACCTTTTTCTTAATATCTTCATAATCAAATTCACTATCTGCTACAAAACCCCTTAGGGCAACATTTATCTCCTTAGGTAAAGTCGTCTGAACATCTGGTTTTGCACCAATTGGTGCAAGTTCCTTAATAGTCTTTGTTAATTCAGCGACTACTTCATCTCCTAATTTTGCACCTTTTTCACCTGATGCCACAATTTTTACAGTTCCTTTGCTAGCATCTGGTGTATAGACCTTAACCTGTACTACCCCATCAATAGACTTAGCCCATCTTTCATAATCAGCAATATTACCTGATGATGATGGTTTTCGTAATTTTTCAAAGAACCGCTCTTGTAATTGTTTTAATGTTTCTATATTAATTCCATTAGAAAATTTCTCATGACTTACAGATGTCACCTGTGGCATATCAGACACAAACATTAATTGATTTTTTTCAATATTGTATTCTACCCCTACACTTTCAGCCTCACATAAAACAGTTTTAGTTCCTTTTTCACTAAATACTAATTCTTGACTTGTTTCATAAAATAAATCTGTTCCTTTAACAAGACGTGTACCTTTTGGAATATTTAGTTCACCTGATGTCGTAATCGTAACTTGTCCAGATGCTTTTTCGCCTAACTTTCTAAATACACCAAAGGCCTCTGCTCTTAAGACGAAATTTTCATCAAGTTTTCTACCAAAGATAACTTCTTTAAAATAATCTAGCCATGCATAAAAAGAGGCCAGTTCCATAGCAAGTGGCGTAACCAATTGATATAAATCTGACCCTTCTCCCTTATATAAATCCAAATCAATTTTGTCTAGCATACGCTGACGAATTTCGGATTCTGTTTGATTATTAAACATTAATTTTTACCTCCCCATAGATTGTTTCAACAGTTAATGTCATATGGATTTCATCTTCATCAACTGCGGTCGCATCAATACTTGCTGACTTTATATACGGATTAATAAGTAAGCAATCACTCAACAAATGCTGAAACTTAGATTTTTTTTCTTCATCAGTCATACTATTTCCAATAACTTGTGTAAACTCATGACCATACTGCCATGAATACCCTAAGAATTTATACCTTTCTGTTTTTAGCACCTTATAAATCCATACTTTTAAAGCCTCATTTTTTTCTATGACTTTAATTTTACCCTTTTCAAATATATGCTGGTTCGTATGATAATCCCATGCATACTCCTTGAAAACAGGTAGTCTCTCCAAAGTTGAAACCATTTCCTTTTCTTTTTTTACAAATGGAAATAAACTCATTTTACACCACCTTACATAAGACCCACAGTACATCACCTCTTAAAATGACAACAACTAAGTCATCAATTTTTAATACTGAAGGAATTTTAATTTTTTTTACAACATCTAGTGAGTCGGTTTTGGTACCTTCACTACACTTAATTTCTATATTTGGAATTTGTTCATTGTCATCCAAAAGTTCCACAGGTATGGTTTTTTCTAATAAATGTTCTGAGACTCTTAAGTCTCCTCCAGAAAAAGACATCCCCCCATAGGTTACTTGTAGGGGGGATATGCTTGCAACAGTTGCCATACTTAACTGTTCATCGTTATAATATTTACCCTCTTCTCGAATAATTTCTAATAATTGTTGATATACTTTATCCATTCTTTGTAACCCCACTTTCCATCAGTTTTAACTCTGTTTTGTAACCACTCGGTGTAAACATATGGCGATCTGATAGAATAATAAATTCTTTTTCTACTTGACCGGTGATATCTGAAACAATCGTCGACGCACCCGAAATAAAATCTGCCTTTCCAGTAACAGTTATACTTAATGAACTTAGTGGTTTGTTCAGTAGTTTTTTACCTTCTTTTACATAGTCAATCGAATCTGTAATTAAGGAATGGCTAAAAGTACCTAATCGTTTCATAGAATCTTTGTCTTCTAATACTTTTTTTGTTTTGCCAGTAAAAGAGACTATTCTCACTTGATTAATAACTTTGTCTGAATTTTTCGAATAATGCGATGAAATTACATTTTCCCCTTCTACAATCTTATGTTCTGTTTTAGTTTTACCAGTCTCAAGTATACTAAGTTTGTTATTATAAAAAAGTGGATAGACCATAGGATACAAAGCAGGTTTATCGGTTTCATATACTTTGTCGATTAACCACCTACCAGTTTTCTTAGAACATGTTATGGTTTTATGGTTTTTAGAAGGTGCTACACTCCCAATGTCTAAATTAAGTTTGTTGCACATTTCTTTTAAAGCAGAAGCAGCATTAGCAGATTTTAGCTTTAGAGTTAGTGGCACTGTATTCAGCACAGTCGCCATATCCATAAATACCAATTGAAATTTCCCATTTTCCCTAGTTTCATCAATTGAAAACAGTCTTCCTAAAAATAATAGGTTGGAATTATAAGATAAGGAGATTTCATCACCTAATTCCAACTCTAAATCATGTGTTGGTAAAGACACGTACTCTAATGACAGTTGGCGCACACTCTGTTCAAGTGTTCCACTCCATGTCATTGATTCAATAGAATCTGTTATATCTGCTGAAATACTAGATGTTTTATAGATAACTTGAATCATTGAATCTTTAGCTCCTTTCCTATTTGTAGGAGTCTTGGATTATCAACACCATTATCTTTTGCGATTTTTTTCCAATTCATTCCGTTGCCTGTAAATCTTTTTGAGATACCCCAAAGTGTATCACCTTTTTTTACAACATAAATTTCTGGCTGAGGTAGTTTTGATTCACGATTTTGTCCTTCAGTCGTTGATTTCGTCTCACTTTTTACAATATTAGGTGTTCTGTATTCTAAGAGTGTCATCGTATAGTTAATATCGCCACTACCATCATCCAAGCTGTATTGAAAATTCTTTACTACATAGTATTTCCAGATTGGTACAAGTGTGTCAATATTAATTGAAAATGGTTTCCCAGTGTTTACAAGTGTTTGAAACTGCTGAATGTACTCTTCTGGTTTTAATAAAGTTTTATGACGATACGAATCATAAGGTGTCATCTTGTGATTGTGCTGCTGAATATTGTCTTTAACAAATTCATATTCCTTTGATGGAAAAAAGGACGAAAATTGTATTTGCTCAAGGTCTCTGTTACTATTTGAAGTTACCGCTCCATAGTTTAATAGTGCTATCGAAGATACAGAAGCACTTTTACTCTTCTTTATTTCAGTTGGTGTAACCGGTAGAACATAACATATTTGAATGTCTTGTTCTTTTTTCTTCTCTTTTAAAATATATTGAATAATCATTTTAATCCCCCCTTTATTATTGAGATATTATGAATCTTTTGAATCTATCAATATTTTTTGAAAAAAGACTATTAAATCCATATTCATCTAAAATAGCTTTATTCTTTTCTAATGTAGTTACGGTTTCGTTAGTATCTAATTTGCTTTTATTTCCATTATAAAAAGTTGTTGAATCAGTATTTAAAGATTTTATGATAGGGTTGGCTCCCGTCCTCATATTATCTTTACTATCAAAATCGTAAATCTTTTTATCACTGTCAGACGTTTTAATATCTTCTAAGGTTGCTCCTGCATTTTCATTATAAATAAATGTTGAATCGCCATATAAAGGTTTTAAAATATGGTTAGTACCTGCAATCATATTATCTCTACTATCCAAATCATAAATCTTTTTATCACCGTCAAACATTTTAATACCTTCTAAGGTTGCTCCTGCATTTTTATTATGAATAAATGTTGAATCATGTTTTAAAAAAATATTTTTAGGGTTTGTTTCTGAATACTCTGAATTACGTTTCATATCATCTTCTATAACTTCTTTTTCTATTGTTTCATTAGCCCATGAATAACCATCATTAATTAGGATTATAGAGTCTCTGACTATCTCACTAGTTAGTTGAGATCTCTTTATATAAGGCACAGCATGCATAGCAAAGGGTAATGGAACAGATTTTGCATACCTTGCATTTGTAATTTTAAGCAATTTTAGTGATTTTAATATAGAAGAACTAGTTACAATCATATCAGTTAAATAATACGTAGCTCTTCCAGCTTTTTCACCCAACACTGCTTTAAATCCATTTTCTAACACATTAGACTTACCTACTTGATTCCAATTGCCTTTAAGCATATTGCTAAAATCAAGCACCCCGCTTGCTATAGCACTAGCACCATATGTCATTCCAGTTATTCCAACTGCAGTTGCAGGAACACCTATTCCAGATAACCCCCCATAAGACCCTATAGTCACTGTACCTCCAGCTAACGTAGTTGCTAAACCTCCTAAAAATGTTAATGCTCCCAGACCTGTTTGAAATACTGTATTAGCAACTATTCCGAGTTTATCTTTGTCTTTATTATAAAAAACATCATTTTTAAACCTAACAAATGAAGATTTTGTTTCACCAACAAAATCATTAATCTCTTTTACCTTATCATCAATAGTATTATTAATAGTTTCGCTTAACGCAGATATTCCTGAATTAATATTATCTGAAACTCCTTTAATTTGTTCAAAAAACGATTTATTACTAAAATTATCTAATGTTAAAGCTGAAATACTCACCTCTCTCACCTCCTCTCATCATTCATCCCTTCTCTTTCCAAGGCCAAGGAAGCCATATAAAAAAGCCGCTCCAGCGGCTTTAGGTTTTCTAGTACGGTGTGAGGGATACCCTTTTGTAAGTAGTGGTGCATCATCCCTAAGTGTCCATCACACCTTATGCGTTTTTTAGGTCATCTAATACCTGTACACTATTGACATAGCCGGCAAGACCTATTAAGGCTTTGGATAGGGCAGTTATTTCCCCCGGTTTGAACACTTTTCTTACAATGTCATCTGGCTCACTACAATTATAGGCGTTTTGCAATTCTTTATCCTTTAAGTTGGGCGAGATCACACAGTTATAGATTAGGTGTACATCTGCACTATCACCTGTTGCACCTGTAATCGCATCAAGGCATAATTCATAGGATGGTTCTTCCACTGTTACTGTGCCGTCCAGGGAGTGTATATACACTTCCCGGACGGAGGGCTTCTTCTCTTTTAATGTTTTACTTTGTTTCACTAATGCTTCTAAAGTGACTTTTTTATAGGCTTGTTCCATAATTGACCTCCGTTATTTATATATTATTATTTTGCATCAATGGTTTCAGTCATCTTAATAGAAGATGGTGTAAAACCAAATGGAATTTCTCTTTCAAGTAATTGACCTACTTCAAACTGCATAGCCGTAATTTCAGTAAACCATACATCAGAAATTTCTACACGTTCTGACCCAAAAGCATCTGGATCATCTACCTTTGCACTAATCATGCTTCTAGGATCTTTGCCTTCTTTCCACGCATCTAGTAGTGCATTGATACCCCTTGTATAAACTTTTTTAAGACGCATTTTTCCTGCACCCTTAATATTGATAATCTTCGAATCTACATCATTAGAGCCTGCTTGTAAAACATCTTTTCTCTCTGCTGTTACCTTTGCTTCAAATGATAAAATTTCTGCTACCTTTTCATTGTCTAACCATAGGCTACCGTAGCTACCGTTAATTTGTCTATTTCCTGTGATTGCCATGTTAATCCCCCTTACATGTTAATAGAAAACTTTAAGTCTTCCATTGCGTCTAAAAATTTAATTTTACCTGTTGCGTAAACTGTTGAACCTGTATTATATTCTCTTAATTCTTTTTCTGATAAAGTATCTACTTGAACACCCTCTAATTTTACGCAGTCCTTGTGAGCTTCTAAATCAAGAACTAAGCCATTCTCATAACTTGGGTCTAAAACATAATCCTTTTCTAATTGATTCATATAGACACCTACAGCACTTAAAAATAACATCTTGTTATCATAAGTGTTGGCAACCTTGCCTACATAATTTTCTGCATAGGTCTTTTGGATATCTCTTTTAATCATATCCATGCCCTCTACAATTTTGATTTTTTTCCAGCTTGGTGTTTTGTCGCCTGAAACAGTTGTTAAACTATTGACACCCCTTGCCACTTTAACATTTGTACCGTCGTTAATTAGGATTAATTCACCCTTGTTGATTGAAGCATTTGGGTCTGCTTTAGCAGTTACGCCATCAACTTCAGCTAACACAGCATATGTTGCTGATTGAGAAAGTGGTAAGCCTGCTAATAAACCTGCTACACGTCCTGTATATTGAGCTGTTGTATAAGTCTTATCACCGACTAAGATATTTTCTGTCGTAAAGTTAATAATCCCTTCATCATCTGAAACACTCTTTGGTAAGACTGCTTTATAACACTTTTTATGTGTAGATCTTTGAGCTTTTACCCAGCTTGCAATATCAGCTACATCAGCCGATGCAATTGTTGGTGCTGCTAAATAATCAAAAGCATAATCTGCTAAAGTTGTTAATGCTGTATTATAGTCTGATGCATCACCAGGCATTTTTACAGCAATTACTTTCTTAGGATTTCCTAAAAACGTCTTTTTAATAAGATCTACATTTGCCTCTGTAAAATCGCTTGTTTTGACTTCTGCACTGTTCATATAAGTGAACACCTTTTGCTGGGCACCTTTTGCATCCTTAATAAGTAATGCAACTGTTCCCTTTTGGCTACGCTCAATAGCACTCATTCCTTTTCCTTTGAATTCGATTAAAATTTGTGGTAATCCCGCCATGTTATTCCTCCTTAATGATTAAGTTTGCCATTTTTGGTGCATCTGCTTCTTGCTGACGCGTATAGCATACTTTTAGCGAAAACTCTATGATGGTTTCTTCATCTTTAGAAACCAACGAAAACTGATTTGGTAAATGATGTACACCCTCTAGTTGTAAGCCGGTAACAAATCCTTCGACAATCTTCTCAAATACTTCCATTTTTTGAAGATGATTTTTGCTTGCATCGGTGTAATGCAATTTGATTTGTAAGTCGTGTTTGATGAGATCTCCATCACGGCTACTTTTTTGAGGTAGTAACTCAATTTCAAATCTATTGTCTTTTTGTCCTTCAATAGTCCCTTGCATAGTAATGTAAGCATCCTTAAAAAGGGCTCTTAATTTTGTTTCTAATGTGTTGTATAGTTTTTTCAAAATCATTAGCAACACCTCTCTTTGCTTTTTCGCTAGCGATAGTTATTTGTAAATGATAGATTTGCAAATACTATTGAAGGTGAGAAAGTTACGCTCACCGCCTGAGTGAGCGTATTCTTTACGGCCGAAATTCACGACCGGGGAAAAATAAAAACACCATTTACTTTCGTGTCAGGTGTTTCTTGACAACTTTCTACACTAACATCTTAGCATGAAAATCCACAGGAAAAATTGCATCTTGCTTGTAAAAAACAAGTGCAAATTACGTACAAATTTTGCGCATATTTTTATATCTATATAAATTAAAAACACTACCTATTATTATAAGTAGTGTTTAACTATTTTTATATAAAATTATGTACTAATGATAACCCAGTTCTGACCCTATACGTACCAGCGTTTTGTCGATGCGCCGTTTGACTGTACTATTATCTAAATTTACCATCTCAGAAATCTTACGCAGTTTATACTTCTTATAGAAACGCATCTCTAGAATTTCCTGTTCTTCTTCTTCTAGTTCTTCTAATATGGCACTGACCATACAGTTTTCACTTTCTATATCGCTAATTTCTATTAATAGATCATTTTGTTCTTCTTCATATGACATGATAGTTTCGTATATTTTTGTTTCTACACGAAGCACGCTTTTTTCAATAGCACTCTCAGAGCTACTCGATTCACATACTCTCTCTGAATCATATTGCATAGAAGGTATGCGCACCTCTAGGTTATAATTACATTCTTTAATTTTCTCTTTTAATTCATTTTTCTTCTTTTCTAATAACTGGACTTTCCTATTTAATAATTCTAATCTTCTTAGGTTGTTATAAAAATCTTGCACTTTCATTTCAATCAATTCCAT